ATGAATAGAGATTATCAAACGTTGCAACAATTGGATCGAGCATTAAAAATCTTCCGTCGCAGTGGGGTCTATGACCGAATCCCTACAAAACTAAGTGATGCTGACATTATGGTCCTTTTCTGCGTGGCTTTTTGTGATATCAATCAAAAAGTAAAATTGACCGATGTCGCAAAAACCTTAAAGGTGACATTACCCGCAGTTACTCACAAAGTCAATGATTTAGTTCGAAAGAAATATATTGAAAAAGTTCAATCAGAAAAAGACCTCAGAGTGATCTATATTAAGCTAACAGAGAGAGGCCGTGATTATGTCGAAGCAATCCGTGAAGACTATTATCGCCCGATTGAACAACTGGCACTTCATTTAGGAGAAGAAGACACGCAACATTTTTTAAAGATACTTGATAAAATTGGTGAAATTGGCAAGATAAAATCACAATAAGACAAATTGCAACAAAAGACTATTTTCGCTTTACAATAGGCACTCGTATTTGTTATAATAACTTGTGCCGATAAAATGTTGCAATAGCTCAGCTGGATAGAGCAACGGCCTTCTAAGCCGTCGGTCGGGGGTTCGAATCCCTCTTGCAACGCCATCGTGGAATTAAATAATGCTACACCTCGGTGTGGCATTTTTTTTATGTGTTTGAAGTATTGTTGATATATGTTTGAAATAGCAATGAGAAGGAAAGGGAACTTTTATAAAAAATCCCCATATTTGTAAATTTTAGATTAAATTTTATTTTATTTACTAACTTTAATTGAGGGTTGAATAAAGGCTATTCGATAAATATTACCTTTTTACTAAGGGTTAAATAAAGGCTACTCGAGATTTTAAGCCTTTTAGTGTTAGGTTAAATAAAGGTTATTCGAGATTTAGTGTTTTTGTATGTAGGGTTGAATAAAGGCTATTCGAGTTAAATTATAATGATTTGCCACTTAACGTCTATATTAAGCCGAGTTTGTATAAAATTAAATGTTCCATTTAATAAAGGTTTATTGTCTAATTCATCAGATAAATCTATCTCATCAATGTTTCTGTTTGATAAATGTATACATAAGAATAAATCATTTCTATCTTTAGCAATAATTAAATTAAATATTTCTTTTAAATCAACATCCTCTTTATTTTTGAGTTGTCTTAGTTTGCTCATTAATAAGGGGATGTTTTTTTCATATGTATAACGCATGATCATTTGATACTTAAGTTTTAATAATTTCTCATTTGCATCATTTAGTTTCTGTGATAAATTAGCTTTGATTTGTTTTTGTGCATCAGAAGTAACAACCGATGTTTCAACAGCACTTAAGTCACTATATAAAGTGTTTATTTCTTTAGTTAGTGATTCTATTTCAATAAGAACTCCAGCCTCATTAACTTTATACTCTAGTTCGTTTTCAATATCAAATTTAATAGTCTTAATTGATTTAACAATTTCATTTGCTGCATTTAGAAGAGCTATATCAATTTGTCTGTAATAAATGTTTTTAGCATCTAGCATCCTATTTCTATTATTATCTAAAACTTCCAGAAGTTTAATTTCATGTTTTGTATTACGGTGATTGATCTTACTTTTGTAAAACTTCTGGCCAATGATAGAATAAACATAATTAGCGTATTCTAACTCTATTTTATTAGATGCTTTCTTGTAATATTTATCAGCTCTTTGTTTTATCATTTCTTTAGTCCTTTTAAAAACTTCTTTAGAAACAATAGGTTCATGATTATCTGTTACATAATACATGGCTTTAGTTTTATTTGGAACAGAGTTTCTAGTTCCAATTTTAGTGACTGTAGTTTTTTGAAGTAACATATCACCAGCATATTTTTCATTTCTTAAAATTCTATTTAAAGCACCAACAGAAAAGTATTCACCACCATTTAAAGTTTTATAACCCTTTTGATGTAAGGTCTTAATAATATCAGATAAAGATTTACCCTCTAGATAGTCATTAAAAATTATCCTAACTGCAGAAGCTTGTACTTCATCAATAATGAAGTTTCCAAACTTATCGATTATATAGCCATACATTCTAGGTGTTGTATTACCACCGTTATTCATTTTCTTTTTATAACTCCATAAAACATTTGAACTATTGATTCTAGACTCTTCCTCAGCAACTGAAGTATAAACACTTAAGAAGAAGTCAAATGCAGTATCGTTAGTTGAAATGTTTTCTTTTTCAAATTTAACCTCAACACCTAAGTCTCTTAATTCATGTATTGATTTAAGACCACTAACTGTATCTCTTGTAAAGCGTGATATGGACTTGGTTAGGATAATATCTATCCTACCTAGTCTTGCAAGTTCCATCATCTTATTAAACTCTTTTCTATGAGTAACATTAGTTCCACTTTTACCATAATCAGCAAATACACCTGCAAACTCCCATAAAGGATTAGAAGTAACTTCTTTATGATAAGTAGATACTTGTAGTTCAAATGATGATTTTTGAAGTTCCTTCATTGTTGAAACTCTAGCATAAACTGCAACTTGGCTTTTTTTGATTGTGCCATCATCATTTATTAATTGAGTGTTTGTAGCTTTAATTTTTTGAACTTCATTCTTGAACATTTAACTGGACCACCTTATAACTTATATTTTTATTTAATTCTTTATTATAAAAAGTTTTATCAAGCAAACAATCGGCATCATTTAATAATGTATAATCATCTAATAAATCACTTGGATTGTAGTGTTTATCATTTAAAATAATGACTAAATCATTAGTTGGTGTTACAAATATTAATTTAAATAAAGTTTTAATGAGTATTCCTTCTCCAATAGTAGAACGATTATCTATATAATCTTGAATGATCTTTAATCTGGATTCATTAATCATACCATTTGATATTTCTAAATTTAATTTATGAATTGTTTCATGATTCTTATCTAACTCACCTTTATATTTCATATAACCGTTATTAAACGCTTCTGGGTTTTCTTTAGCTAAGCTTAAGTTCTCATTAACGTATGTATCAAGACCTTCAAGTAAAACTTCATTGTCCTTACTTAACTTTGCTAAATTGGCCTTTAATTCGCTTTTGTTGGCGTTTGTTTTCAAAGTAGCAATAACTTTAGCATGTGCACTTTTCTTTGAAATTAGGCAAGATATGACATCATCTAATACTGATAACACTAAATTATTATCAATCGGTTTTTCTGGGCATTTAATATTTGGATTCTTAGGTGCATGGTTACAATTTAGTACAATCTTTTCTGTTGGTCTTTTATGATTATGAACATGCCTTTTCATTGGTCTTTTACAAGTAGAACAATAAACTAAGTTTGTCAGTGGATACTTTGAATTCTTAGGTGTATTAGCAAGTCTTTCATTTTCTTTTCTAATCATGACTTGGACCATGTTGTATTTTTCTTTACTAATAATACCAGGATGTGAATCCTCAATAAAATATTTATCAACGATGTTGTCATTAATAACTCTTTTATGAGTTAAATAATCAACAGTATAAGTTTTTTGTAGTAAAGCATCTCCAGCATACTTTTCATTTTGTAAAATTCTTAGAACACTAGATGTTTGCCAAGTAGCTTTACCAGTTGCTGTTTTATGTTTTTCTTTTTCAAGGATTCTTGCGATATCATAAGCCGAGTGTCCTTCTAAATATAAATCATAGATTCTTTCAATAATTATCGCTTCCTCTGGAATAATTACTAAGCTACCATCATCATCTTTTTTGTAACCTAGGAAGTTTGTTGTGTTTAACATCATTTTGCCTTCTTTAAATCTTTTTTGAACGCTCCATTTAATGTTAGAAGAAATACTTCTTGATTCTTCTTGAGCGATACTGCTCATAATAGTTAGTACAAAATCTAGTTTTGTATCACTTGAATTTAAGTTTTCTTTTTCAAAGTATATATCAACCCCAAGCTCTCTTAATTCTCTAACGGTCTGAAGCACCTCTACAGTATTTCTACCAAACCTTGAAATTGATTTAGTAAGTATTAAATCAATCTTACCGTTTTTAGCATCTGTAATCATTTGCATGAATTGTTCACGCTTTTTCATTTGTGTTCCTGTTATACCTTTATCTGCATACATTCCAGAAAATTGCCATTCTTCATTATTATTAATTAATGACTGGTATGCGTCAATTTGGTTTTCAAAACTATTTAATTGATCCTCTTCATCAGTAGATACTCTAGCATAAGCACAAACTCTTAATTTTCTAGCAGTTGGATTATCAACAGATACTACAAAAGGATTAATAGCCTCAATCACTTTAATCTTTTTTACTCTTTCTTGCATATGGTTTATACCTCCTTTTTTGTTAGTAGCATATTACAATTACAAACCTTTTTTAGCAAGTCAATAGTTGGCTTAGTAGAGCAATTATTCTTATTAAATGCATTAACTGTAGCCATCCACTCATCAAATGAAATTAAATCGTTTCTGTATAACTCTTCTAATAAGTGTTTTATATAAATGGTTTCTATATCTAGCATTTTAATTTCCTTTCTTGATGTTTTAAAAACAAAAAAACGACCTTTATGTATTAACTACATAAAAGCCGCTTTTACGTGCTCTTTTAAAAGACCATATTAATGTCTTTTTACAACTTTAAACAATTTCACTTGCAATTATACTAAATAAAACTTTGTTTGTAGACAGCCAGTGGTATACAAATTAAAAGAAGTTGTCATTTTCATATTCCTTATTGATAGTAGCAAGTAATGTACCAATATAAACAAGGGATTTATTCTGTTGTTTTGTAATATGGATGGGTTTACCGTTGTGATAGAAAATACCGTCACCATTTGGAAGATAATCAATTTTTGCAATATATAGTTTATCTTTGAATTCAAATAGTAATTCAATATCTGGGATATAAGAAGTATTGGCTTCAAATATTTTAATTAATAACTCATTATACTTTACTGCCATAAGTGAAGAGTTAATATTAGTGACAGTTAAAGGTAGTGTCTTAAATTCAAATGAATCATCATTAGGAGCTATAGATTGAAAAGTGATAACAGGTTGTGATGCATCAATTAAGGTAGAAGAAGTAATAAGATCAAGTGTAACGCCATAATAATTAGCTAAGACTTTTAATGCCTCTGCACTAATATCTCTATTGCCTTTTTCATAGTTGGAATAGGCTTGTCTGGTAATGTTTAATACTTCACCTAATTGAGTTGGACTAAGGTTTTTCATGTTTCTTAAATAAGTAAGGTTTTTACCTATGGTTTCTTTAAACGTCATAATTTATCCTCCATGTTGTAATTCACTATTTTATATTTAGCAACAATATGTTGCAACATAAAAACATATTTTTACTAATGTAAGATAATTATAGCAAATATACTTGAAAATAGATACAATTTGTTTCAATTAATAAAAAGAATTAAAAAGGTGTATCTTTAAAAGTCAATATTTTATACAATATAGAAGCGCTATCGATAGAAAGAACAAAAATAAGAAAGGAGTAGATGCTGTGGCATCAATTGATGAAAGAAACAAAACACAAAGCTATCCACGTGTTTACTTAACTATAGCAAGAATGAATAAAGGGATTTCCGGTGAGGAATTATCAAGGAAATTAGATATAACCAAAAGCTATTATTATTCAATTGAGAATGGCAAAAGAGGAAACAAACTAACAGTTATATTATTTGCAAAAATAATAGCTTATCTAGATGCAGATGCTAAAGAAATGTTAGCAAAAGAATTAAATTACATAAAAGAGCGCAATCTGTTTTTAAAAGATAAAAGAAAAATTAAATACTAAAGGATGATTCAATGCAGGAAAGAGATCTAAAATCCATAATTGACGAGTATATCGATTATATGGATAGGAAACAAATTACAAAGGACTCTTATAAAAGAATACTCTATAAATATTATGACTACATTACAACTTTAACAATTTCAAATCCAAAGCGTAATGATGTTTTAAAATATAAAGAATATCTTTTAAAAAATCTAGGCTCTGCATCGGTACAAAAACATATCGTTGTTTTAAGAGGCTTCTATAGATACTGTAAACTCAACAATTACTACGATGACATTACATACGAAGTTAGAGGTATGAAAATACAGCCTACTTTTAAAAGGCAAGCATTATCTATAGAAGATTCAAAACGATTGTTACAAAAAGCAAAACAAAGAGCTAAAGATGTCCTTGGTAAAAGAAACTATGCCATAGTTGCCTTATTACTAACAACTGGACTTAGATCAATAGAAATAGAAAGATCAGATGTATATGATCTAGATATTATCGATGGTAGTAATGTTTTATTTATCATGGGTAAAGGTCGAGATTCAAAAGATGCATTCGTTAAAATATCAAACGAAGTATACGAAATCATACAGGATTATTTAATTACGAGAAATGATTCAAATGAAGCGTTGTTTTTAACACATAACAACAAGAATGAAAGCAAAAGACTAAGCACAAAAATAATCAGGAGTGCGGTAAAGGAACTCTTAATTAGTATTGGATATGACTCTAAAGCATATTCTGTTCATAGCCTAAGGCATACATTTGCAACAACCGCATTAATTGAGGGTGCATCACTCTTAGAAACAAAAGAAGCATTAAGACATAGTGATGTATCAACAACTCAAATATATGCACATTTAGTAGAAAAATTAAAATCCAATACATATCAAAAGGTCAGCGATGCACTCTTTAAATAAAAATAATAGGAGATGAATTATGCATACGACTTTTAAAGTCAAGGAAGTAAAAAAAGCACATTTTGGTAAAGTCAAAATTGCATCCAACGATAACAAAGAATTTTTATTTAGTTTAATAGATATTAGTAGACTTTTTAATATTAACTATAATAATGCCATTACAAAAATAGGCAGCATGAATATAGTTGGATTAAAAACAAAAACAAAAGATAAAAAAGAACAATCAGTCCTTTTTACAAACACTTTAGGTTTAACTGAATGTTTAAAGCTATCAACAGAAGAAAAAGCAGACATCATATATGAATGGCTTATAAACGAAAGAAATATAAAACTTATTACTTTTGAAGATATATCAGCAGAAGATTTAAAAGATACCGAAAGGGCAACCTACATCTTAAAAAAAATCATTGAGTATAAAATGATTATAGAAGTTCAAAATTTAGAAAATGAAGAACATCGTGAAAAAGCAAAGTTCTATGATACCTTATTTGGTAAACTAGCACCACTTGAATTATCACTAGTTCCACAAAGAATAAGATATAAAAACATTTCACTTCAAGCAATTTTAGAACTCTTAAGAGCTGCAGGTATCTTTAATGAATCAAATGAACCTGACCAAAAATACATAGATAGTCTGCACTTTAGATTCATTAAAACGAAAACAACCATTAAAGGAACTGAAAGAGTCATGACAAAAATCTTAGTCTATAAAAAAGGCTTAACACTAATAGAAGATTTAATAAGAAAGAAAGCTGGTAAAAAATGAGTACTAACAAAAAAATAATTTACACAGTTACAGACGTTATGGAAATGTTAAACGTCACCAGATACACCGTCCATCGCTGGATTGAAAAAGGCTTATTAAAAGCAGTAAGAATTGGTAGAGAGTTCCGTATTCCTAAAGAATTCTTAGATGAATATCTAAATAATAATACAATAGATAACTCAAATAAACAAACTAATCCAATAAGGCGATAATGAGCGTGAACGCTCAAAGTGAAGTAGTAGTGATATAGGGTATATATAGTAATGATATACCCTTGACACTACTTATATTAAATGAATTAAAAAGGGGTTAAAACAGTATGGCAAGACCATTTAAGCAAGGTCTTTCTTACTTTCCTTTTGATGTAAAATTTTTTAGAGATCCTAGAATTAGGAAAGTTAAAAATAAATATGGATATCTAGGAACGCATGTATACATTTGCATTCTAACATTGGTATATGAACAAGGCTATTACTTAGAAGTTTCTAAGGAAGAGTTAGCCGAGCTAGTCTATGAAGAATTAAGAGGACCAGCACTACGCAATGTTGATAGAATAACTGAAGTAATTGATCTGTTGTCTAAGAGCGAATTAATAGACAGTAACCTTATGCACAACAATGTTATTACCTCTACGGCGATTCAAAAGCAATGGCTTACAAGTGTTTCAAGACGCAAGAATATTAACAAAGATAAACACTGGATATTAACAGACGATGAAGTTGAAGGTGTTAAAAAATTTAATGATTCTAGCGTTCTTTCAAGTCGCCCTAAAATAGATAATGTAAGCATTAATGAAGTTAATGTTAGCAATAACTTAGTTAATGTAGACTCAAGTACACAAAAGGAAAATAAAAAAGAAATAGATAAAGATAAAGAGATAAATATAGATAAAAGAGCTTTTGGTGAACCCAAGCTCCATTTTATTACAAAAATATTAATTAAAAATAAATATATTGAATCAGATGATCCAGTCATTGGTCGTTTTAATCTTTTAGCTGCTGACCTAGTTAATATACATGGTTTTGATTTGGTTTTGTCAGTTACTGATTATATTCTAAAGATGTTTAAAAAAGACCACATCAAGATTGATGATAAATATGATTATTTTAAAGTAAGTGCAGAAAGAAATATAAAAGCATTAGAGTTTAAAAACAATGGAGGTAGTTTTGACATTGGAAAAGAAATCAAAGATCTCATTAAAACAATGGGTAACAACGATTAGAAGATATGAATATGAACTCCCACGGTTATATGAGAAGTTAGAATACTTAAAGGTTAGGTCAATTGGTTACAGTTCACCTTCATTTGAGCCTAAATTTGGCGGTAGAGGCTCTTCTAATGATTATTCGATTGATTACTGGTTAGAAAAGATTGATGCATGTGAAGGGCAAATTAAGAAAAGAGAGTGTGCTATATATAAACTTAAAACATTAATCGATACATTCAATCCAATTGAAAGAGATGTATTTGAAAAAAAATATTTCCAAAATGAAAACCCTAAGGAAATTTGTAGGGTTAGTAATATTTCTAGAAGCAAGTATTACTCGATTGTCGATAAATTAAATAACATGATTTGAGTTAAATAAAACTCCGGGTATCCACGAAATACTAAAGGAGATTATTTAATGTTAAAAGTGATAGAGTTATTTGCAGGTGTTGGTTCTCAAACACAAGCATTAAAAGAAGCGAATATAAAACATGAAGTAGTAGCAATATCAGAAATAGATAAGTATGCATCTAAAGCTTATGAATTATTACATGGGGAAGTTAATAATTTAGGTGATATAAAGTTGATTGATAAATTGCCAAAAGCAGACTTTTGGACTTATTCATTTCCGTGTACAGACATATCGTTAGCAGGAAGACAAAAGGGATTCGATAAAGGATCGAATACTCAAAGTAGTTTATTATGGGAAGTTGAAAGATTACTAAATGTTTCTAATGAAAATAATGAACTGCCAATATATTTGTTAATGGAGAATGTAAAAGCATTAGTAAGTAAAAAGTTTATTAATGATTTTCAAGGTTGGATCAAGTATCTTGAAAGTTTAGGTTATAAGAATTTTTGGAAAGTGTTAAATGCTAAAGATTACGGCGTTCCACAAAATAGGGAGCGTGTTTTTATGATTTCAATAAGAGATGAAAATGCAATTTATGAGTTCCCTGAAAAACAGGAATTAAAATTAAAGTTATTTGATATGTTAGAACCTGAAGTTGATAACAAATATTTTTTAAGTGAAAAACTTATTACGAACTTTACTGATATGACTAATAGAAATGGATTTATAAGAGGTTTAAGATTTAGACCACATGATGAAAAGAGTAAATACGCATATACAATAAGTACGCATCCAGCTGGAAGAGCAACAGATAATTTTATTAGTGAAACAGTTTGTTTAAATCCAAAGGTAAATGATAAACAACCAAGCTTACAAAATAGAATCTATGATTCAAACGGCATAGCAACTGCAGTTACACCAAGTTTTCATCCCTTTGTAGCAATTCCTACAGCAGTGAGAGGAAGTGTTCAAGAAGATGAAAGAAATAAGCAGAGACTCGAAATTAGAGAAGATTCAAGGGGCTCCAATGCACTAACAACAGTTCAAAAGGATAGTTTGATTGTTATTGTTCCTGAAAATACAAAGAAAGGATATGCAGTAGCAAAAGTAGGAGATGGAGTTTATATTAATAGACCACATCAAAAGCGTGGCGTAGTTCAAAAAAATATGATTCCAACCCTAAAATGTTCCGTTAGTGATATAGGAGTAGTGGTTGATACAGAAGAGTGGATTTCAATTAGAAGATTAACACCTAGAGAGTGTTGGAGACTTATGGGATGGTCAGATGAAAATATTGATAAAGTTATCAATGAATTTTCTGACACACAGCTTTATAAAATGGCTGGTAATGGAATAGTGGTTAAAACGTTAGGACAATTACTAAGTTTGATTTATAATAAAAGTTGATAAAAACTATTGATATTTAAAAAACCTTATGATATACTTGAGGGAGTAAAAAAGTGTCCCTCGAAATGGTGGTGTATAAAATGAAATTTAAGATATTGGATCTGTTTTCAGGCGCAGGTGGTTTTTCATATGGTATTGATATGAATGAAGAGTTTGAGACTGTTTTAGGATTAGACTTTGATAAACATGCGGTGAAAACATTCAACTTGAACATTAAAGGAGCAAAAGGGATAGTTGGGGATATAACTGACGAACAAACACAAAAAAACATAATAGAAGAAGCGAAAAAACATGGTGTTAATATGGTTATTGGTGGTCCACCATGCCAGGGATTTAGTCTAAAAGGAAAACAATTAGGTTTAGATGACCCGCGAAATTTTTTATTTCTAGAATTCGTGAAAATAGTTGAGAAAATCAAACCTGAAGTTTTTGTAATTGAGAATGTTAGAAATTTAATAAATGCTTTAGATGGATATTTTTTAAAGCAAATTAGAGATAGATTTGAATCTTTAGGCTACATTGTAAACGATGGTTATATAAATGCAAAAGATTTTGGCGTACCACAAAACCGTGAACGAGCTATAATAATTGGGTCACTTTCACGAAGTATCGAACTACCTAAAAAAACTATTGAAACGATAACTACTGTAAGAGATGCAATATCTGACTTATCATATCTTAATTCTGGTGAAGGCGTAAATGAGTCTGAATATATTAATGAAGCTAAAACTGACTATCAAAAACTGATGAGAAGAAATAAAGTTTATAATCATGTTGCAACCAATCATTCTAAACTTGCTTTGGAAAAATTGATGATGGTTCCGCCAGAAGGAGATAAGAGTTCAATTCCAATCGAATTACACGGTAAACAAAAATTTAAAACAACTTGGTCAAGACTAAAATGGGATGATGTAAGCCCAACTATTGATACAAGATTCGATACTCCATCAAATGGTAGAAACTCACATCCTTACCTACATCGTTCAATAACACCTAGAGAAGCCGCTAGAATTCAAAGTTTTGATGATGGATTCATATTCAAGGGTCCTAAAACAGCAGTTTGTAGACAAATTGGTAATGCTGTACCACCATTAATGGGGAAAGCTATCGGAGAGACTATTATAAATGCATATAAAGACAAACGAGTAGAGAATGATAAGTATAAAGCATACTTATCAGATTCGCTTGTTTTTATAAAGGAACTTAAAAGAATGGGTGTTGTTGTTAATCATATAATAACAGATCCACCTTATAACATCTCTAAAGAAAATAATTTTTCTACAATGAAAAACCCAAGAAAAGGTGTAGATTTTGGTGTCTGGGATGAAAAATTTGATTTAGTTGAGTGGATAAAAGAATATGTTGAAATTTTGGATAAAAATGGTTCGATAATAATATTTTGTTCTTATCTTTATATTAGTTATATTATAGATGAACTAAAAGCAAATAATATCGAAGTTAAGGACGTCTTAATTTGGAAAAAAACTAATCCTATGCCTAGAAATGTTGAAAGACGATATGTACAGGATATGGAGTTTGCAATATGGGGAGTAAAGACAAAATCAAAATGGGTATTTAATAAACCAAAGGATGTACCATATTTAAGATCACAATTTGAATATTCAGTTGTAGCTGGATTAGAAAAAGTTGGCCATCCAACTCAAAAAAGTTTAAATCTAATGAAAGATATTATTAAGATTCATACAAATGAAGGAGATATTATTTTAGACCCTTTTATGGGAAGCGGTAGTACTGGCGTTGCTTCATTGGAATTAAATAGAAAATTTATTGGAATTGAAAATAACACTACATATTTCAAAATGGCAATAAAGCGTTTAAATAATACTAAGTAAAACAAATAATAAAAATACGAAAAACCATCGTTTTGATGGTTTTTTTATACAATAAACATGGAAACATAGACCTACAAGAGTTATGATGATATAATATATAAAAATATCAATATAATTTGAAAGGTAGTGATGTTAGTGAGTATTAAAGCAACAGATGTATTAAAATTTGAAATAAAACCATTTTTATTCGGAGTGTTTTTTAGTAGGATCATGCCAAAACCTGATGGTAATAAGCCTGAAATGTTTTACTTATATACATCATTCAGGTCTTCTAAAGCGGTATTTAAGTCAGATTTCTCACTAGAAGATTATGCACATAAATTATTAGAACAATACAATTACTTTAGTGGTTATGAGAATTGGTCTATTCATGCTGCAAACAAAAATAGAATTGAATTGAGATTTTATATAAAAAATGATTTAAATATAAATTCTAGTGAATTTTATAATTTAATATATAAAAAACTTCTTAATGAGTCATGGTTACATAACGATAAATTTAACGAAGAAAAGAAACATTTTATCAGAGGTTACATGGAACCAAGAGGTAGCATTGATACGACTATAAAACTAATTGCACAAGATTATTTTTACAACAACTCATTCGAGTTAAAAAGAGTTCAGCTTCTTACTGATATGATGAATTTACCAATTTCACACGCTAATTTTAATCCTAGAAATATGCAACCACAGTATGTCTCAGGAACAAATAAGAGAAATGCACAATTTAGAATTAATTTGTTCTTTTATGCAAAAAATATAGGATTTATTAATGAATATAAAGCTAAAATATTTGAAAAAGCGTATAAAATAACATCGAAATATATTGATAAAGGAATCATATATTTTAATTGCAATGTACCAGAAGTTAGTAGTAGTGTTCAATTTGTTAAGTATATTAATTTTTTCACCAATAATATTTATAACAAGGATCTAAACGCTGAAAAAATTAAGGTGTTAAGAAAACAATTAGGATTTGAAGATAAAATTGCTGATGGTATAAATCTTGGAAGAAATAAAACAATTATTAACATTTTCGATGAAATATCAGAAGATAAGTGTTCCCTATGTGGAACAACGGAAACATTTACCAAAAAAGCAAATGGAAGACAATCTTTCCAAATACATCACATGATTCCATTTCATAACGGTGTCGAATACGACAATATTGCAAACTTGGTAAAACTATGTCCTACCTGTCATGCTAGCTTAAAGAAAGGTGCTTCTCCAAAAATTAAGCAAGTTTCTAATTTAATTACTATTTTACATAAACAAGAGGCTGTTTATGAGTATACAAGTGCTGCTCTAGGCATTGATAATATTAATGAGTTAGCAGAGACTATTTGGTCTTTGCTAGGCTAATATTTGTTATTAAAAAGTGAAGGAATGAGTGATTATAATTCAAAATAATAAATTTACATTTAAACTAACTAATAGACTTAAACATGATAAAATTTTATATACGAATCAATCAAATCAAGAATTAATTATTTGTGATAATAAAATATGCTATAGTGTTATTCCTTCTTTTACAATATTTACTTCACCACGCACGGATGGATTATATGTTGTTGGACAAACTGAAGTCGTTTCAGATGTAAGGATTAGAATTGATATAAGTGAAGTTAAATTAAATGTAGTAACAGGAGAGTACGAGAAGGAAATTTATACAAGAGATACCACTAAAACCTTCCATTACAGTAATATAATTTTTGAAAAATTATCTAAAATACGTCCTATTATTTGTCAAGCAGTTTACGATGAAATTTATTTAAAAGATAACTATTATATAGATTTTGATAAAAAAATAAAACAAGAACTCATAGAAAACCCAACTAAATATACAACGGAACAAATCCATGATTTTTTAAAAGGAATTCATGAAAACAATCTTGTTGATTATGCACAATCACTATTTCTATTTAAGTCTTTATCTGGTTTTAAAGAATCACTTTTAGAAGTTTTAGATAAAGATGAACATTCTATTAGCAAAGTATTCAAAAAATACGAAAATATATTGTCTCTCGTGTTATTAGGTGTAGATTCGACATTAACTTTTGAGTATAAAATAACTAATGATGATGGTGATACAGTTAAACCAGATATCTATTCTGACAATCAACATAATGAACTAGTAAATTTAATTGAACTAAAAAAAGCTACGGCAGAAATGTTTAATAGAAGCGAATATAGGGTGAATACGTTAAGAATAAAACCAGATTTTAGTAATGCTATTCATCAAACAAATGTACAAAGAGTTATCATGGCTCAATCTGCAACAAATGTAAAGGGAGTTATACCTAAGTCGATCTTAGTTTATGGAAATTTTGAAGATGAAATAGAGCGATTAAATATTCCGAGAGATTTGCTAACTAGTAACTTAAATATACTAAAATATAATAATAAGGACTTAATAATACTAACCTACGATGAAATAATTAATAGAGTAGATTTGATAATAGGGAAATTAAATAAGGAGTAATAAATCAATTATTACTATCTAATAATATGTGTGTATGGACAATTTGATATATATTTCATGTAATATTGAACTATTATTTATATAGTTTTCATATATGGTTGAGATAAAGCAACAAAAAATGGTATAATTCGACTAAGAGTTGTACCATTTTTGTCATATAGGGTAATATTTAATAATAGTGGTTTATGATGTCTTAAAGCAGAAAATGATATACTTGTATGGGCAATAGATAGGTAAATAGTGGAAAATCGAGTAAATAAAAAACTATTTTAAAGAAGGTATAAATTATGAATAAAAAGTTGATTAATATTGTTTTATTGCTAATTACAGTTTTCTATTTGGTTGGATGTGATCGAAATTTAAATAGCACATTATCAATTGAGTCGAGCCTGTATAATGTTCAAGAGGTAGTGGATGATTTTAAAAGTAGCGAATCAAAGTATGCTGTTGAAATCAATCAAGAAGAAAATCAATGGACACAATATATTTATATTTGGAACAATGAACTAAGAAGAGATTTACGTAATGATCTAATTCAAATAGTTGGTCAGGTTGATGATAGCAACAATAAAATAGTTTCATTTAAATTTGGAGACAAAATTGTAATTAATAATAAAGATATTGAATTTGATGCATCATCGGATTTGACAGAGGAAATCATTAGCATTATCTTTCCTGAAAACTTCAATGTTTCATTAAACGATTTTTGGAAAGAGATTAATTATTTAATAATTCGTTTGGAAACACTAGAATATTTTGGTGATACCGAGGTAATCAATATAAAAATTAAAACAACTGAGGAATTGCTGCTGGGTAATCTAGAAAAAGGGAAAATTTATTACAGTTTAGAATTAAACTTATGAGTGCAATAATCACTGTTTATGATGCCTTAAATGGGGAAATAAAATACTTGTGTAGGAAATCAATATACTTTTAGTAGTAAATAGCAGTAAATAGTGAAATGAGGCGATTTAATGCAAATAGATATTCAAAAAACAAAGGAATACTATCAATCAAACTTAGAGGTATGCAATTGTGATGCATGTCAAAACTATATTAAATCGGTTGCAGAAGCATATCCTGAGTTAATTACTTATTTGAAGTCAATTGGTATTGACTATAAGAAACCATTTGAAACATTTTGGCTTGAAAATAGAAAAAATCAAACAATATACTATGAAGGTATACAATATATTGTTTTTGGAGAGTGGAACAAAGATTTTATGTTTGAGAAAGCAGGACATCGTATTTCTTGTGCATCAAATCACCCAACCACAAGTATTACAGATAAACATTTTGTAATTGATATAGATGATATTGTATTGAAATGGAGTTTGGAAAAAAACTTTGAAGAAGTATTCCCTTTTGAAAAAAAGCAAAGCTTGTTATCAAAGATATTCAAAAGAAACTAGGAATAAAGTAAGATATCATCTATGCAATAATCAGTGCTAGTATTCCTCGATACGTAATTGACATGTTTTTAGGGGTAGGTTTAAAAAGGAGATATTTTATGGTGAATAAAACAGATGCAATTGAAATTATACATTGGGCTTTCGATCATGGAATTTCAGTTTGGTTAGATGGCGGATGGGGTGTTGATGCTCTCTTAGGTAGGCAAACAAGACCACATAATGATATAGATTTATTTATAGAATTAAAACATCGAGATTTGTTTATCAAAATTTTATTAGAAAAAAATTTTAAAGAGGTAACTAAATCATATACGACATATGATCATACTGTTTGGAAAGATCCCTTAGATAGGATTATTGATTTACACACGTTTAGATGGAATAGTGATAAAAGTATTATTTATGATGGTATGGAGTTTCCAGGAAACACATTTGATGGTATTGGTAAAATAGATGATATAACTGTAAATTGTATAAACGCTCAGTCGCAAGTAGAATTTCATCGTGGATATGAATTCAGTGATAAAGACATCCATGATGTTAAATTACTTTGTGAGACATTTAATATTCCAGTGCCAGAAGAGTATAAGGATAAGATTTGATCATAATCTATTCAATAATTAGGGTTTATGAAGCCTTAAACGAGTAAATGATATACCTGCATTAGTAATTGATATGCAAAATCACGTAAATATGAGTAAACCTAAAATTAATGAGAGGTTCTAGTTTATGAATGATCTTGATAAAGAAAAAGAAGCAATTGTCAGCGTGTGGGATAGATTATATAAAAAATTAAAAACTATTGATGAGCAATCTCAAAAATTTGAACAAAAACAAACTACAGTTGGAATTAAAGAAGCAATGCTTGGATATATTGCTTCTTTTGGTTTAAGTATGATTAAAGATTTATATGTACAAAATACTGATTCAGTTGGTTATTTGCTATCGCTTCGTTGTATTATTGAGGGGGTAGCAGTTTATTCATATGTTGAAAAAGAGTCTGTTACAAATGAACAAGAACAAATATTTAAATTGCAATCATACTTTATAGAAAAAAACATTTACGAAAATTATCCTTCTTTTGATGGTACTATGTTTAATTTACAAAGTATCATTGATAACTTTGAAAGCACTAAGAACTTTATCATAAATAAGTATGGCTTTAATCCTAAAAAAATCAAAGAAATGATGAAATCAAAAATACCGTTTTTAGGGAATATTAAATCTTTTGAAAAACTTATCAGAGAACAAAATTTAAGTGAACTATTAATACTTTATAAAACATTGAGTTTGTATGTTCATCCATATGATTACAGATTAAATAATTCAAAACTTTTCCTACAGTACTCAATAACAATATTTAGAATGCTTGAAGTTATATTTGAAGATGTGAAGTCAGCTAAAAATGGGTTAGAATACGAATATGATAGAGTAATTGGTTATAATGAATATGGGATGATTACAAGATCATTATCCAATAATCAAAGAAAAAAACTTAACGAACTATGTAAAATGTTAGATGAGAATGGTTTTAATTTTCTGGCTTTTTCTATTAATACTTGTGGTGTCATTATATTTGATTACTTTCTTGATATTGCTATGGGTTATACGGAACAGGCTACGACAAAATGGAAGACATCAATTGAAAACTTATGGATTCTAAACCTATGTATTGAAGATGAATTTTATGCTAGATCCAATGAATTGATGCACTTACATTCACGTATTAAAAGTGTACTAAACATCGGACAAAAACTTTCAGATAATGACTTTAAAGTTGCTTATGATGTTTATAAGAAAAGATATCCTTCAGGTTGCAACATTGAGATATTTAAACAACAGTTCATTAAGACAAGTGGATATACTATAAATGAAAAAGGAGAAGTTTTAAGCCTTAAAAAATCTGTAGAACAGTTTATAGAGTATATTTCTCCCAATATTAATAATGGCATAATCGAAGCTGTTATTAAACAAAATCCGTTTAGTAGTTTGAAAGAAAACGAGTTTGAAGATATTAAGCAAATTAATTTAACCGATTTTTTAAAAATGAAGTATGATGAGAGTCAAGCAATGAGTCACGCATCTGGTTATCTATACTATTGTTTGTCTGGTGCATGGTATGATGGAACAATGCTTGCAATTCTTTACGAAGAAATATTGCACTTTTTATTAACTAAGCTGTTGAATAAATTAAAGGACTTGCAGAAACAAAACTTACTGTCTAAAACTATTATTAATTATTTAAGAAACCTCATCAAAGAAAATAGAACATATATAGATAGTAAAAAGCAAATATATCTAATGCCTAAAGTTAAGAAAAATTATTGAAAATAATCAGTTCAATAACTACCGTGTATGATGTCATGAGTGAGTAACTAGCATACCCATATGAGTAAATAACATACTTTAATGAGTAAATGTGATCAAAAAGAATAACCGCCCGATATGGATTGTAATTATTAAGATAAAGAACATATTCTATAAGTAGTTTTTCGTTTTAGAAATTCACGAACATTAACAAAGGGCTATAAAAACTATAATCAAGTAGAAAACAGTATTCTATTGTGTGTGGTATTTTTTTTTGTTTAAAGTATACTTTAGTCAATAATTAGTGTTGACGCCCATACTCATATGGTAATGAAATATTAACAATACAATTAATAACTACAATGATATATGTTTGAGAGCGAGAAAAAAACTTAATAAAAAGACTTAAAAAAAGTATATTTGTCTACCACTAGATACACTACAAACTGAACTGTTTAGCGTATAATCTGGTTATCGTGGATATCTGGCTTTAAAAGTCTAGGATTAAAAGGAGCAATAATTGTTCCTTTTTTTCTTGCGAAAATTCGTAGATTTCACTTTCAATTAATGGGAGGTGGAAATTATATGGCCAATACGAAAGATGCTTATGTGAAATGGAAAGAACAAGGATTATTAGAAACAAAACTAAAAATCATCTCTGACTATTATTCATATAAAGAAGCAAGAGGTTTAATTTATAACTTACTTGGAGTGAGTGAGGCAACTTGGGAGAGACTCAAGAAAAGACATGAAGAGTTAAGGTTTACAATTGCAGAAGCAAAGAAACTTCATGAGCAACTACTTTTAGTAAGTATTACAAGACGAGCTGAAGGTGAATACTATGAAGACACTCAAACAATTATTGAGGAGTCTAATGGTAAAACCAAAAAGAAAATCGTCAAGATCAAGAAATATATACCAGGCGATGTTGGAGCTGGTAAGTATTTATTATCAAGACTGCATGGTGAGAAGTATAACGAAAATAAAGAAATGTTAGAAATTGCTAGAAAACGTCAAGAGAGTAACTTTGAGGAATGGAATATCAATGAAAATAAAAAATCTAAATCTAAATAGTTTAATTGAATATGAAAACAATCCAAGAGATAATGATGCTGCAGTAGATGCTGTTGCAGCATCAATTAGTGAGTTTGGATTTAAAGTTCCAATTGTTGTTGATAGTAATCTAGTTATTGTTGCAGGTCATACTAGGTTAAAGGCAGCTAAGAAGTTAGGATTAACTGAGGTTCCATGTTTAATCGCTGATGATTTAACTGATGAACAAATTAAAGCATTTAGACTTGCAGATAATAAAACAGCAGAGCTTGCAACATGGGATTTATCAAAGTTAGAAGAAGAGTTATTTGATATTGATATGGACATGCTTCAATTTGGATTTGAAGAGTTGCATTCTGATATTCCAGATAATGCAACCGATGATGACTTTGACCCAGATAGTGAAATACCAGAAGTACCAGTAAGTCAGAAAGGTGACCTTTATGTATTAGGTAATCATAGAGTATTATGTGGTGACTCAACTATTAAAGAAGATGTTGATGTATTAGTTAATGAAAAGTTAGTTGATATGATATTCACGGATCCTCCATATAATGTTGATTATGAAGGAACAGCTGGTAAGATTCAAAATGACAAAATGGAAGATAGTGCATTTTATACATTTTTATTTAGTGCATTTACTAATATGTTTGAAAACACTAAAAAAGGTGGCGCTATTTATGTATGTCATGCTGATACTGAGGGACTCAACTTTAGGAATGCTTATAAAACGGCAGGCTTTAAACTTGCAGAGTGTTTAATATGGGTTAAGAATGCTTTAGTCTTAGGTAGACAAGATTATCATTGGAGGCATGAGCCAATCCTTTATGGTTGGAAAGAAGGTGCAGCTCATTATTTTGTTGATGATAGAACTCAAGATACTGTCTGGGAATATAACAAGCCAAAACGTAATGAAGAGCATCCAACTATGAAACCACTAGAGTTAGTAGGTAAGGCAATCGCAAACTCATCAAGAGTTGGTGAAGTAGTCCTTGACCTATTTGGTGGTAGTGGATCAACGCTCCTCGCAGCTGATCAACTTGGTAGGTCTGCATACTTAATGGAATATGATGAGAAATTTGTAGATGTTATCATAAAGCGATTTATAAGACATAAGGAATTTAAAAACGATAGTTTTTATCGCCTGCGTGAAGGTGTTAAAACACCTTTAAACGAGATACCTGAATTTAATCTAGAAGATTAGTCACTATAGTAATAAAATGACTTGCTATAACAAAAAAGTTATTTTAATATGCTACATGACGAAAGGAAGGTAGTGTAGAATGAAAAAAGTATTATTTGAAAGAAAAGCATATAAGGAGCAAATTGTCCCACAGGATGATTACACAATAGAAAAAGTAGTAGAGCTCTCAATAAGTAAATTTAATAAGTTCTTAGATGATATGCTTGCAGATTATGATTTTATAAAAGAAAACAAAGATTTAATGTATGTAGATAAGGATAATATTTGGCATGCAATTTATGTTACGGCTAAAGATGTAGACTATGGAATTTTGATTCAATCAGAAGGATATGGTTATGCAAGATACTCAGCATTTTTAAGAAAGTGTCATGTAGAGGTGCAAAATGTCTGATAATAGAATTCCTTTAAACATCTGGATTGAAAGATTTAAAAACGCTGAATTTGAAAATGAAAACACTAAAGTTCAAATTGAGGCAGGTTGGTATGATTGGTTTTGTAGAGATACAAGCTTAAAAAACAAAACTAAGAAAATGGGCAACATCATCAAACAAATCAAAGATGGTGGAAGAGTTAACTTAGCTGAAACATATATCTGGTTTAAAAACAACTGTCCAATGAGTGGTCCATTATATGATGATTTTAGAATTGCAAACATTAAAGACGGTGCAACTCAACTTGTAATACAAATAGACTCACCTTGGGAAAATGAAAGGTATGCAATTTATAGTGTTGATGACTTTTTTGATAAACCAGTATTGCTTACAAACTCAAGTAGAGAATTAGTGAAATGGTTAAATGGTGAATTAGATGAGCGTATTTGAATATAGGAATCCTCATCCAAAAGGACTACATACAACTGATTGTGTAGTAAGAGCAGTTGCATTAGCATTTGATAAAGACTACTTAGAGGCAAGACGTGAACTAAACCGAAGCAAGAAAGAATTAGGCTTTGGAAGTTATAAAGAAACAAAGTTCATTTATAAATATTTAGAAGACTTTGACAGAATTGTATTAAAAGTTCCAAAAGGCGTACCAAGAGTTAAAGTTGATGACTTTGCAAAGTTTTTTAAAGAAGGAACTCATATCGTGAAACTTGCAAAACATATAGTCTGTATAAAAGGTGGTAAGTTATTAGATACTTGGGATTCAAGTTACCGCTCAGTATATACAGCTTGGAAAATTAAATAACATAAAGGTAACAATTAAACCTTTAACTTTAAAATATTAGGCCTTACGTTTCGACGTGTGGCCTTTTTAAGTCTTATTGGAACTTACACTTTAAAAGAATATATAAAACAAACAGAAGGGATATTTCAAAATGATAAAAAGAGTAATTAGTAGTGAATCTGTCTTTGATGGACACCCAGATAAAGTATGCGATAGAATTAGTGATGAAATTCTAGATGCAGTATTAAGTGAAGATAAACTTGCAAGGGTTGCAATTGAGGCAGCAATTAAAAATAATACTGTTTATCTATTTGGCGAGATAACAACAACTGCAAAAGTAGACTATGATTTAATTGTTTATAGAACATTATTAAACTTAGGATATTTAAAAGAGTTTAAGGTTATTAAAAACATCTCAGAACAAAGTCCAGACATTGCACTAGGTGTAGATGAGAGAGGAACTAAACTACAAGGTGCTGGTGACCAAGGTATGATGTATGGTTATGCAACAGATGAAACAGATGAAAAACTACCTGCACCACTTGCACTAGCTCATAGAATTGCAAAGCGTTATAAGTTCTTAAGAGAAAATGAGTATCTAGGTTTATTTGCACCAGACGGTAAGTGTCAAGTTTCATATCTTTATGAAAATGATAAACCAATTGAGATACAAACAATAGTAGTCTCAGCACAAACTAAATGTTCAATTGATCAGACTTTATTAGATAAGATCATAAAGGATGATTTGTTAAAACCTTTAATTGGAAACCTAGAAGGAATAAACATATTAGTTAATCCAACCGGTGAATTCTTAATTGGTGGACCTGATGCAGATGCAGGATTAACTGGTAGAAAGATTATCGTTGATACTTATGGAGGTTCTTCACATCATGGTGGTGGTGCTTTTTCTGGTAAGGATACATCTAAGGTTGATAGAAGTGCTGCTTATTATGCAAGGTATGCTGCTAAGGCATTTGTTGATGCAGGACTTGCAGATAGATGTGAAGTTGGAGTTGCATACTCAATTGGAGTAGCAGAACCAGTTTCTTTATACATAGATACCTTTGGAACAGGAAAGTTAAGTGATGATGATTTATTATATTTATTAAAAGTTTATTTTGATTTTACTCCTTCAAATATTAGAAAAGAGTTAGAACTTGATAAGGTTAAGTTTGCATCACTCTCTGCATTTGGTCATGTTGGAAGAGATGACTTAAATGTTAAATGGGAAGATACCAAATCAAAAGCAACTGAACTAAGAGAAGCCTATGGCAAAGCCAAAAGAACTGCACAGGTTTTATAAATCGAAGGCTTGGCAACTTGCTCGAACTATAAAAATAAATGCCACACAAGGCAAGTGTGAGCGCTGTGGTGGCATAGGTGAAGAGGTACATCATCAAATAAGACTAACACTTTCTAATCTTAGCGACACAAGTATTAGCTTAGATCAAAAGAATCTAGAATTGTTATGCAGAGATTGTCATAACGAAGAACATGGAAGGTTTAAGAAAAAAGAAGTATTGTTTGATGAAAATGGTAATTTTATAGGATTAATAACAGATGAAATGGACAAAAACTCATAATTTATATATAATATAAGTGGTGAGGTGATTAGATTGAATTTTGATAATAATGATGAAAAAAATGTTGAAGAATTGAAACAAGAGAAAGTGGATGAATTATCTGTAGATACAACTATTGATGATGAAGGTAAAAAGAAAATCGGTTTACTAGGTGGAATTAAAAAGATTGCATCTAAAGGAGTAGATCTTGCTAAATCTGGGATTGAAAAGGGAATCGATGTTACAAAAGAGGGTGTCTCAAAAGTCAAGGATAAATATGAACAGGTTAAACTAAGTAAAGAAGAATTGAAAAAGTATGAGAATACCTATAGAGACAAGACATATTTATTTGAAATAAAAGGGACTATCAATAATAAAGGTAGTCTAGAAACTATTAGGGCATTTAGAGATATGGAAAAACAGATGCTTTATATCCCACAATCGGAAAGTAATTTAAATATTGTAAAAAGTAAAACCAACTTAATTAACACGTCAGATGCTTCTGTAATTGAAGTTGAGTATATCGAAACAAAAGATATATCTTTAAGAGAAATGTTTTCTGATGACAATACAAAATTCGATGTTCAATGTTATCAAGCAAAATTTAATTTTTTAAAGAGCCAAGCCCAGCCAACAGTCACAAATATAAGTAATGTGGTAAATCAAAATGTAAATGTTTCTGGACAACATACTGGAGACATTAATTTAACTTCTAATATTGAACAAAAACTTGATACTTTTATCAATGATGTAAAAGGATTTAAAACTAAACTTTTTTCAAAAGAAAGAAAAGCCCAAGATGAAGCAATTAAAATTATCGGACCTGTGAAAGATTCGATAATAAATGGTAAAAAAGATCCAACCTTATTACAAAGGTTCTTAGATTTATTAGTAGGGTTTGCTCCAGCGTTAGCAGAAACTTTTAAAACATTTATGTAATCCCCCCCATCATCACTTGTTGATGGTCCCAAGGGTACCGCACGGGAGGGGCTTTAAAAAACGTGAGGCAAAAATTTTGAAAATCTAGAAAACATGTAAACGGAATTAGTCACTTTTGGTGGCTTTTTTCTTTATTTTAGTAAGTTTTGAGGTAAAAAAATGAATAATAATAAAAAGATTAAAACTGAATATGAAAGATTAAAGAAACTGTTTGCTTCTGTAGATCCAACTAAAACTGAACTTGTAGATAATTTATTAAACGAAGCTGCATTTATGAAGGTACAATTATCAGATTTACAAGAGCAAATTAAAAAGTATGGTGCAATTCAAATATCCTCAAAAGGAAATCAAAGACAAACAGAAGCAGCTAAGTATTATACAAAACTAGTAAATAGTTATGGAACTGTTATTAAAACTCTAAATGCTATTATGGGTAAGAATGTAATGGATGAAGATGATGAGTTTGATAAGTTTATGGCTAAGATGTCAGAATGAGTTATTTGTTAGATTATTATAACGAAATTCAAAAAGGAAATATTATAGTTGGTAAAGAACTGTTTACAGTAATTGAATCATTAATTTCTGATATGGATAATCCTAGATATATCTTTGATGAAAAACCAGGCAACATTAGAATTGAGTTTATTGAAACATTTTGTAAACATACTAAAAGTCCTTTTAATGGACAACCCTTCTTATTAGAACTCTGGGAGAAAGCAGTCCTTCAAGCAGCTTATGGATTTAAAATGGCAGATACAAACCTTAGAAGGTTTAATGAGGTGCTATTACTAATTGCCAGAAAGAATGGTAAAACAACTTTTATTGCTGGCATTGATTTAGCAGAGTTTTTCTTATCAAAAGGTGGTGTTGATATTGTTTGTGCATCAAATACAACAGAACAGGCAAACATTCTTTTTGAAGAAATCAATAATATGAGAGAACAGTCTAAAGCTCTATCTAATGAAAGAAGGAGTAAAAAGAATATCTTTCATATTTACTCGCCAAAGACCAAAAATAAGATAAAGAAATTATCGGCTCAATCAAGAAACAAAGATGGTTACAACATTGAAGTTGGTTGTATTGATGAGGTTCATGAAATGACTGATAGCAAAGTCTATGATGCAATCAAACAAAGCCAATCAACAAAAGAAGAACCACTCATTTTTATTATTACAACAGAAGGTAACACTGTGGGTGGTTTTCTAGATAACAAACTCGATTATGTTAGAAAGATGATCAAGGGTGAGATCCAAGATGAAAGAGTACTTCCTTGGTTATATACTCAAGATTCAGTTAATGAAATTTATGAAGATAAAAGAACATGGCAAAAGTCTAATCCTAGCTTAGGAACAGTTAAAACTTATTCATACTTAGAAGACTTAATGAATAAATCAAAACACGACCTAGCCACCAGAGTTACAATGCTTTCTAAGGACTTTAATATTAAACAATTAGAACAAGGATCATGGTTAAGTTTTGATGATCTAAATAATGCTGAATCATATACACTTAATGATTTAAAGAATAGCTATGCAATAGGTGGAGTTGACTTGTCATCAACTACTGACTTAACAGCTGCAGTATTATTAGTTATTAAAGATAACAAAAAGTATGTTATTCCTCAATTCTTTATGCCAAGTGGTGTAATTGATAAACGTAGAGAAGAGGATAATGTTCCATATGATATCTGGGTTAAAAAGGGATTAATTACTGTAACAGAAGGTAATCAAAATGATTTTACATTAGTTACTCAGTGGTTTATGCAAATGATTAGAACATATGAAATCAGACCACTCTGGGTTGGTTATGACCCATGGAACAGTCAATATTGGATTAAGGAAATGGAAGAGTTAGGTTTCAATATGGAAAAGGTAAGACAAGGGATTTATTCATTATCAGAACCCATGAAACAACTTGAAGCAGATTTAAAAAATGATAAAGTTATTTATAACAACAATCCAATCCTTAAATGGAATCTAGCAAACACTCAAGCTAAAGTAGATGTTAATGGAAACATCCAACCTTCAAAGTTAAGTAGTAGATATAAACGGATTGATGGAAGTGTTGCATTGATTATTGCCTATGCTGTTTTAAATAGATATAAATTAGAGTATGAGAATATGTTATAATTTAACAAAGGTGGTATGAAAATGTATGAAATTAATGGTAACTTATCAGAGTTGAAATATTATCGAGTATTTCAATTTACAGTGAGTAATGTAGTGGGGAAGTTTATTGATATTTTTGGTAGTGATTTATTGAATAAACAAAAATTTTATGTTGATAATTGTTATGACAATGGTACTGCAAATTGTGGATACACACCAATTATCACACCAATTTTAAAAGAATATCTTATAATCAAATTAGGAATAGATGACTTTCGAAATGTAAAGAAAATTATATTTCAATTTGCCCATGAACTGACACATTATGTTTTTTTCTGTTTAAAAGGAATAGATAAAAAAATTGCTGATGATAATGAAGAAAATATATGTACAGCTATGTCATTAATTATGATGAAAATTCTTTGTGATGAAAGTGCGTTTTTAGAGTATTGTGTACATGTGAAGAGTCTCAAGGAAAAGAAATATAGAGATGGATATTATTTAGCAGAACAACTTGAATTTAGCAAAGAAAAAATAGTAAATCTAATATTAGAAAACAATTAATGGAGGTCTCTATGGCCATATTTAAAAGAAAGAAAAAACAGGGCTTTACGGAGTCCTTTAAATTAGTAAGTGACTTTAATAGTCCACATGTTCCATTTGGAACTAATATTTCTAAATCGGATGTAGTAAAGATTGCTATTGATAGGATTGCAAGTCAATGCGCAAAACTAAAACCAAGATATATAAAAACATTAAATGATAAGACAGTTACGGAGAAATCTGGCAGACTGTCTTTTATTTTAAAGCACAAGCCAAATGAAGTAATGACACCGTATCAGTTTATCTATAAAACTATAACAACCCTACTTATGAATGATAATGCATTTATATATCCAATGTTTGATAGTAAAACTTTAGAGCTTAAAGGCCTATATCCATTAACGCCATCAGTCGTTGAACCGATGGTTGATGATAAAGATAATTATTACTTAAAGTTTTACTTTGAGAATAACGATGCCTTTATTATTCCATATGAGAATATCATTCATCTAAAAAGGTTTTATCATTCAAATGATATCTTTGGTGGGAGTAAATCAAATGGTGACCATGATGCACTACTTAAGTGAACTGATACCAAAAACCTGTACTTAGTGTAAACTAATATATATGCAGGAGGGATCATATGAAAGATAAAAAGAAAAATAATAGACTATGGAGTGGAGAATTCAAATTAAAGGTCGTTTTAGACATCATTGAAAATGAACTCTCATACAGTCAAGCAGCGCGTAAACATGATATGTATTTAACATCAGGAAGTTTAAATGATACATTACCTGCTAGATGGGTATATCAGTATAGACTCTATGGTAAAGAACGATTCTTTCAAACACCTAAAGACTATCGTAAGAATCCAGTTAGAAAATTCCATACACCATCCAAAGAGGTAGAACAAAATTTAGAACTTAAAGTGAAACACTTAGAAATGGAACTTGAATACACAAAAAAACTCATCGCCTTAGTTCAAAAACAGGAACAAACAAACAAAAATACAATGTAGTTAAAGAACTAAGGCGAAAATATGCATTAAAAGATCTACTTCTAATATCAGGACTTCCAAAATCTGTTTATTATTACTATGAGCAACGTAAAGAAACTGATAAGTATCACGATATAAAGATACTTATTTCAGAAATCTTTGAAGCTAGTAACAAAACATATGGCTATAGACGTATTAAACTCGCCCTTCAAAACTTTTATCAGGTCAAAATAGCGTATAAGACGGTTGTGAAGCTTATGAAAGAGCTACACATCGTCTGTAAGGTAAGAAAAAAGAGATATCGCTATATCTCTCAAATATCAAACAAAATTACACCCAATCTACTTAAAAGAGACTTTAAAAAAGATGAACCTAATGTTGCATGGGTCACAGATGTAACGGAATTTAGATTCAATCGTAAACGTTTATATTTATCGGTCATTCAAGATCTTTACAATGGTGAAATCAAAGCATACCAAATCTCTAGGAGTCAAAATCAAGACTTAATTCTAAAAACTCTTAAGAAAGCAATCAACCCAAATGAAGACTTATCAAAGCTTCTCATACACTCTGATCAAGGTATTCTATATCAATCACCTAAATATCGTAATTACCTTAAGAAATCATCATTTACTCAATCTATGAGTGCTAAAGGTAATGCCTATGACAATGCAGTAATTGAAAGCTTCTTTGGGACACTTAAGTGTGAAACAATCTATTTACAAAAGGTTAAATCTTTATCTGATTTGATTAGAACAGTTGATGAGTATATCTATTGGTATAATCACGATAGAATAAAATTAACTCTAGGTGGCTATTCACCTATTCAATATAGACTCATGAATCAATAAATGATATAATAACTACAAAGAACATAAAGTACAAGAAAATGGTATCAATTCAAAAAAATATATTTAATACTCTAAAAGAAAGGATTTATTTTATGTATTGTCCAAAATGTAATGAATTCGTTGAGCATAACCATTCCGCATGCCCATATTGTAATAAAGCACTTGTAGAATATCTTGTTAATTATAAAAATAGAGGCAAAGTAATTATACCGGAGCCAAAAGAGATTATAGAAAAATATCCTAATGATAGAATTGAATCTTTACGTAATAGTGAAATACCTAGTGAATTTGTTAACAAATTATCTTCTAGAAATTTATTTGGTGATTGGCTATACTTAAAAGAAGGGGATGAAGAAGATGAGAAGTTTCAATATAAAATTGTGGAATCATTTTCTGGTGAAAAACATGCTAGTGGATCAAGTATAAATGATAAAATAGATTATAGTGGTATTAGACACGATATTTTGCTATGGAAAAAATTTGGTTATGAGGAAATTGCTATAAGAAGAAGAAGCATATCTAAAAAAACTATGTATAAAAAAGCAGGTGTAACAACTAGAGAAAATTACTCAATTTTTTATGATATGGTATTTTTAAGGAGGCAAAAAGATCTGCCATTTTTTAATAAGTATAAGGAATTAGAAATAGAATATTTGAAATATGAAAAAATATATCCTGTAATGACACTTTTCCCTTATGGATGGGGTCAATTAACTACTTTATTTTTATTTACAATATTACTACCTATTACATTACTTATAATTATTATAAAGTTCTTCTTAAATAAAAAAAATATGGAGAAGAATAACCAAAACAAAATCAACAGAATAAGGATATTAAATAAATTAGATACAATCAATATAAAAGAAGAAAAAGAAACGAAAGATACCCTTGAAGAATATTTTTCTAATATTAAACAGTTAGTTGGCTCTAAATCAAAATCGGGCAAGGAAATAGGAGTACAATATTTTATTAAGAATATAGTTTGGGTTAATAATTTAAATCAAGAGTTACCCAATAATGAATTCGTTGTTTTTTTAAATATGAAAGATATAAATAACAAGAGTGATTTAAACTCGTATATTTTAAATGAATTAGAAGCAAAATATAGTACTAAAATAGTTCGATTAGAATATGATTTGAATGATATTCAGCTTGTAACTTTGGCTGAATAATAAAACCTTAATAATATATTTTAAAAAGGAAGGTAACTTCCTTTTTTTAATTGGAAGGGAGTAAGAATGAAGGAAATAGATCTAGTCATTAAAGAATACAAAAGACTTAAATCACTATTTTTAGGACTAGATGAATCAAAAGCTAAATTGGTAGATGAACTATTAAAAAAAGCAGCTTTCTTAAAAGTCGAACTAGATAAACTTGAATTAAGTATTGCATCAACTTATGTAGTCCAAACCTCAAGTAAAGGAAATCAAAGAGTTAATTTATCTTATCGTACTTACCTTCAAAGCCTTTCTACTTATCAAACAATCATTAAAACATTGAATTCAATTATTGGTAGAGATATAGACGATGGTGATGACTGTTTTGATGATTTTCTTAAAGAGGCAAGTAAGTAATGAATTACCTACTTGAGTATGTAAGGCAAATTGATGAAGGACACATTATCGTTGGCGAGGAACTAAAAACTGTCTTAGATTCTTTAGTAATTGATTTAGAGAATCCACGTTATATCTTTGATGAGCGACCTGGTAATGTTCGTATTGATTTTATAGAAAAGTTCTGTAAACATACTAAGTCACCATTTAATGGAGAACCATTCTTATTAGAGTTATGGGAAAAAGCATTACTTCAAGTGTCTTACGGTTTTAAGTTTGCTAAAACGGGTCTTAGAAGGTTCAATGAAGTAATCTTACTTGTTGCTCGTAAAAATGGTAAAACAACCTATGTTGCAGGGATTGACTTAGCGGAATTCTTTCTATCGCAAGGTGGTGTTGATATTGTATGTGCTAGTAATACTAATAATCAAGCATCAATTCTTTTTGAAGAAATCAACAATATGAGGGAACAAAGTAAGGTTCTATCAAAAGAAAAGAGAAGTAAGAAAAATATATTTTACATCTACTCGCCAAAAACTAAGAATAAGATAAAAAAACTATCTGCACAATCTAGAAACAAGGATGGCTACAATATAGAGGTTGGCTGTATTGATGAATTACATGAAATGACGGATTCAAAAGTCTATGATGCAATCAAACAAAGTCAATCAACTAAGGCTGAACCGTTAATTTTTGTTATTACAACAGAAGGAAATACAGTAGGTGGGTTTTTAGATAACAAACTTGATTATGTTAGAAAGATGATCAAGGGTGAGATTAAAGATGAAAGAGTGCTTCCTTGGTTATATACTCAAGATTCAGTTAATGAAATTTATGAAGATAAAAGAACATGGCAAAAGTCTAACCCTAGTTTAGGTACGGTTAAGACCTATTCATATTTAGAAGACTTAATGAATAAATCAAGACATGACTTAGCAACTAGAGTGACAATGTTATCTAAAGACTTTAATATTAAACAATTAGAACAAGGATCATGGTTAAGTTTTGATGATCTAAATAATCTTGAAACATATACACTTAATGATTTAAAGAATAGCTATGCAATTGGTGGTGTTGATTTATCATCAACCACAGACTTAACTGCAGCAATCTTATTAATTATTAAAGATAACAAAAAGTATGTTATTCCTCAATTCTTTATGCCAAGTGGAACATTAGATGAAAAAGCAGATATTAACTACTTAAATCAACCTATTGAAATAGACGCAATCATATGGACCCACATAAAAATAAAAGAACTATTTGAAGTAAAAACAATAGTTCCAGAAAGTATTAAAAAGTATTTAGATTTACAAATATAATTAAGTAGGTGGATTGTATGAATTTCAAGTTAAAAATAGAGATGAACAACGTAGAAGAAATATATCCTAAAGGGTTATATTTTGTTGCGATTTTATCAGTAAACATTACCTTTTTACAGTTACACAAAGTTATTATGGCTTGTACAAATTATCAAGATTATCATCAATGGGATTTTAAATTTTCTAATGAATTTGAAGTTAAAGAAATTAATAAGTTTGATTTAGAAATGAGAGAAAATCCTTTTAGACCAGGAACGAAATTTCCAGATTTATTAGAATCTAAAGATACAGTAATAAAAGATTTTTTTACTAACTATGATAAAGCTAAATATACTTATGATTATGGTGATGGTAATGAGTTTACTATATCCAGAGTAGAAACATATGATTCTGATTTGGTGCCTGGAGTAATAGAGTTTGCTGGGAAATTTCCACCAGAAGATGTTGGATTTATTAGTGGTCACTTTGAACTCGTTGAAGCTATAAAAGCAGGTAAAAATGCGACTGAAGAACAAATTGAAATGAGAGAACACTTTATAGAATTAGGTTACAAAAATTTTGACATAAAAAAAGCAAACTCAAGGATTGCAAAAATAGTCTTATAA